CCTCGCGGGAGGAGAATTCTCTCTCACACACATACACACGTACCCACGAGAGCGTGCGCCACGCGAATGACGAGAGCCCGGAAAACGTTCCCCACGTTCCCCACGTTCCCCTGAAGTCTGCAACCGAAACAAAAGACAGCGCTTCTGTTAGGGGAACGTTTGACGCCAACGTTCCCCTGACGTTCCCCAGAGGTTCCCCGCCAAGTTCCCCGACCGACGGTCCGGGCGCGATTGATCTGGCCACGCTGCCGGATGACGACGGTGCCCTACCTCCATGACCCGGTTTGCATCGAAGCGCGACACCGGACCTTCAAGTTCAAAACAGGAGATGACGTATGAGCGTCGCAGTGCCGGAGCAGTGTGCCCGATCCGCCTCGGTGGCACCGGGGAGTCTGTTCGTGGCGACATCCCTCCATGTCTGGTTCACCGGCGAGCCGGATCGGTTCGCCCGCGACTTCCAGATCGACGACACGGTGTACCGGCGGCTCGATTCCGAGTATTACGCCTGGCTGCGGTCGCGAATGGTGCTGGCCAAAAAGGCCGCGACCGCCGGACAACTCGACACGGCCGCATTCGAAGACCTGCGCGTGCGGTTCAATGCCGTGCACCAGTGGGCCGTTGAGCACTTCGGCGAGGATGAACTGCTGGCGGCGGTGCGGACCGTTCGTGCCGGCGACTACAAGCCGCCCGTAGCCGAGGATGAAGGGACGGGCGTTCCTGTGCCGGGCGTGCGCAAATCCGCCGCCGACGAGATCTCGGCAGAGGCTATGGCCCTGGTCGATTCGATCAGCGAGGATGCCCTTTCGCTCGGCTGGAAACGTCAAAGGCTCTATGCCGCTGGCAGTAGCCGTGTTTTCGCCCCTGATCGCGGCCTTGTCTGCTTTCTGAAGCCCGGCGACCGGCTTGGCGAAGTCACGCTCCAGTCCATCGAGATCATTCACCCTCTGCCGTCGGAGGTGCGCCATCGATTCTACAACCCGGATGTGGACCAACCGTGGGTGAAGAAAATTGACGGAGCCGCTCAAAAAAGCGAAAATCCATCGTGCCCTCCGGGTATTAGTAGATGAAGCGTCGGTTCGGACGACCAGCGCCAAGCGCACTCCCCGAAAGATCCCTTCCCGTGCTGTAACTCCCTGCGGGCATACCCGCAATCCCATCTGGGCTTCACGCGAGAGCCATGCGCAAAAATATCCGAATCGAAAACCCGGTGTCCGGGTGTGGATTCACATCGAAGAATCGTGCCAAACGCTTCGTGGCCCAGGGCCGCGCGGAGTGGGTGCAGGCCGGAGTCTCCATCCGGTTTGTCCAATCCGACCATCGGCACAGCTCAGCACAGAAGTCTGTGGACGCGACGCGCTGGTCGTATGATCGGGCGGCGAACACCGGCATGGCACAGATCGCGGAGTTGGCGAACCTGCCGATGATCATGCCCGGTGTTGCCCTGGGAATTGGCCGACGCAAGGGTGCCAGCAGACACACATTCCTGGCGACTGAGGGTTGCTGATGCGGGCGACTTCAAAACTTTTGAAGTCACCCCGCCGCCAAAGTACCCGCCGCCGAAATGGGTGGACCCATGAGGGCACGTAAGAACGGCAAGGGCGGCAAGCATGTCGCGATCCAGCGCGGGCTCAGGCCAACCGGCAGCGGCTGGCCGTTCCGCCGCGAACTTCGGGAACTGGCGTCGATGTGTTTCGGTGGACGCCGGGGGCCAACACCGCCGACCAACCGCCCCGTGAAGGAGCCAAAGCCATGCCAAGCGTGATCACCCCCGAGGTCCTTGCGGAGCGCGTTTGCAGGACGCTCGACCTACCTGCCAAGGACCACGCCGAGAACTTGACCGAGATCCTGCGGGCGGCACTCACCGAGGCGCGCGACCAGGCGATCGGGGCGGCAAAGGCCGTCAGCCTGGAGATCGCGGAGGACGAGGCCGAGCGATGCCGCAGCGTAGGGGCGACGGTGGCGCAGCAGACGGCGCTGACCATCGCGGCGCGGATTCGCAAACGGCATGTCGAGGTGGCCCGCAGCAATTCAGGGACCTGATCGGGCAGCGGCGGCCGCGGCTTGAAATGTTGCGCAGTTCGCCTAGTTACATGGGTTTATGCAGGTTGTCACTTCAGGTTGTCACCCCTGCAGTGAGCCGCTTGGCCAGCCGCCAGCTTGGATTTCTTTGACTTACGGCAGCGTATGTTCGGGCATTGAGGCGGTGACCGTGGCTTGGAAGCCGCTGGGCTTCCGGCCGGCATGGTTTGCCGAGATCGACTCGTTTTGCTCCGCGCTGCTGGCGCACCGCTACCCGGACGTTCCCAACCTTGGCAACTTCACGACGATCAAAGGAAGCTGCGCTCCAATCGACGTTCTGGCCGGAGGAACTCCCTGCCAGTCCTTCTCCCTCGCCGGAAGACGTGGCGGCCTGGAGGATGCGCGTGGCAACCTGGCCATCGAGTTTTGCCGGCTTGCTGGCCGACTGCGGCCTCGGTGGATCGTCTGGGAAAACGTCCCCGGTGTCCTGTCCTCGAACGGCGGGCGGGACTTTGGCTCCATCGTCGGGGCGCTGGCGAAACTCGGGTATGGTTGCGCCTGGCGAGTGCTGGACGCTCAGTTCCTCGGAGTGCCCCAGCGACGCCGTCGCGTCTTCGTTGTCGGACATCTTGGAGACTGGCGACGTGCCGCGGCGGTACTTCTTGAGCGCGAAGGCCTGTGCCGGGATACTCCGGCGCGCCGCAAAACGCGCCAGGAAGTTGCCGCCCTTACTGCGGATGGCGTTGGAACATGTGGCGCGGATGACAACCAGGCCCAGGCCGGCCACCTGATTCCATTCGGGGGCAACAACACATCGGGGTCGATCGACGTGGCGACCGCGTGCAATGCCCACGGCGGCAGCATGCGGATGGATTTCGAGACGGAAACGTTTTGCGTCGAGGTTGCGCATACGCTCCGAGGCGAAGGGATGGATGCCAGCGAGGACGGAAGCGGCCGTGGCGTCCCGATTGTACCGGTCGGGTTCTCGTGCAAGGACGGTGGATCCGACGCACTCGAAGACCTTGCGCCGACCATGCGGGCGATGGGCCATCGGTGCTCCCATCCAAATGCCGGCGGGCAGATCGCAGTCGCATTCCGGGGATTCGGGCAGGACGGATTCGCGCCAAGTGAGATCGCGCCACCGGTACTCGCCAGCGATGGCGGTTCGGTGGGCCCGCCAGTGGTTTTCGAATCCCGTTTTGCGCGGAACGGGCGCGGCGCTCCCGATATCGTTGCGCCCCCGCTGAAAGCGCAGTCTGGCGGGTCTGGGCGCGGCGACGGTGCGCCGCTGCTGGTTACGTGGGTTGCGGTCCGAAGGCTCACGGCGCGCGAGTGCGAGCGTCTCCAGGGACTGCCGGACGATTACACGCTGCTCCCCCACTACCGGCGAAGGCTTCGCGTGGATGAGATCGCTGAAATGGCCGCTTACCTCGGCATCCCGCTCGAGGAAGCGCGGAGAGTGGGCGTGACGCCGGATGGCCCACGTTACAAGGCCATCGGGAATTCGATGGCAGTGCCCGTGATGCGGTGGATCGGAAGGCGAATTCAGGTAGTGGATGGAATCCGTGGCTGAGAGCCGTGTCCCGCCTGCCATGGCGCGGCGAATCGAACTGTGGCCCGTTGAGCGGCTGGTGCCATACGCCAGGAATGCGCGGACGCATTCCGACGATCAGATTGCCCAGATTGCGGCGAGCATCGTGGAGTTCGGGTTCAACAATCCGGTCCTGGTGGACACCAACGCCGGCATCATCGCTGGCCACGGTCGCCTGTTGGCCGCGCGGAAGTTGCGGCTGGAACGCGTGCCAGTGGTCGTGCTCGATCACCTCAGCGAGACGCAGAAGCGTGCGTACATACTCGCGGACAACCGGATCAGTGAGAACGCCGGGTGGGACGAAGATACGCTGGCGGCGGAACTCGGGGAACTGCAAGCCGCCGATTGGCGGCTCGATCTGCTGGGCTTCTCCGAGGAGGAACTGGCCAAGCTCCTGGCCGATGCCGAACCTGCGGCAGAGTCGGCTGGCGCGGCGGAAGAAGAAATCCCCGAGACGCCGGTTGAGCCGGTAACGCGGGCCGGAGACGTCTGGTTGATCGGAAAGCACCGGCTGATCTGCGGGGACTGCCGCGATCATGGGACGCGCACGCGACTGTTCGACGGGCACAAGGCGAACGTAGTGATTACGTCGCCGCCGTACGCCACGCAGCGCGAGTATGACCCATCCAGCGGCTTCAAGCCGGTGCCGCCGGAAGAGTACGTGGAATGGTTCCGCGCGGTGGCCAGCGGCGTCGAGTCAGTCCTGGCGCCGGACGGTTCCTACTTCCTGAACATCAAGGCGCACGCCGATGAGGGCGAGCGAAATCTCTACGTGATGGATCTGGTGCTGGCGCACCGGCGGCAGTGGGGCTGGCGCTTTGTCGACGAATTCTGCTGGCGCAAAACCGACAACGGTGTGCCGGGCGGTTGGGGAAATCGATTCAAGAACGCGTTCGAGCCCATCTACCATTTCTGCCGGCAGCAGCAGATCAAGTTCCGGCCCAAGGCGGTCGGTCACGAGTCGGATGACTGCTTCGATTACAACCCGAACAACCCGAAATCGACTTCCGGCAGTGGCTTGCTGGGCACGGGGCCGCGTGGAGCAGCAGCCGATGGCGGGAAGAACCAGAGCGCCTGGCAGCGGAGCCGGAGCAGCCTGTCCGATGATTCCGAAGGCCGCCACGCCGGTGTCGCGCGGCCTTCCAACGTCATTGAGGTCCGCACCGAGTCCGGTCAGGGATCGCACTCCGCTCCGTTCCCACGCCCGCTCGTCGAGTTCTTCCTGCTGGCATTCAGCGATGCTGGCGACGTGGTGTTCGATCCGTTCATGGGGTCCGGAACCACGATGGCCGCTGCGGCGTTGTTGGAACGCGTTGGCTATGGCTGTGAAATCAGCCCCGCTTACTGCGACGTGATCCTGCGCCGAATCATGAACCTGACAGGTGAGACGGCGATGCTCGCGGAAACGAGAGAGACATTCGCTGCGGCCGCAGAGTCGCGCGGCGTGCCCGTCGACCAGGCTTTGAACCCGAAGCAACAGGACTCGCGGGCCATCAAACATCGCGGCCCGAATCCGTTCTACGGACCTAAGAAGCCATCCTGACCTCATTTCTTTGAGCGGCCCGGCGATCCGGGCTGCATGACCCAAACGCAACTCCAACCGAAAGGACTTTTCCCGTATGGCCGAAACCAATCCCAATCTCTCTCCGTGCGTCACCCACCAGCCGAGTTTGCTGGGCGGTGCCGAAAACATCAAGCTGCTCTTCGATGAAGAGCTCGACAACCGGCGCGAAACCCTGGCGCGGCAGCGCGCCTGGGAAGCAGTCTCGCTGGACTTGGCGCAGACCGCCAGCCGGCGCGCGCAGAACGCGGCGACCATCGACCACGCCATCAACGCCGGCATCGTGTTGTCCGGCCAGGTCGGCACGACCGAGGGCCAGCAAACGGTATCGCCCGCCGGCACGGCGGCCAGCGAGACCACCAAGGGTGCCGTCGCCGCCGCCGGAGCTGGCGAAGCGGTTAGCGCCGAGGCCGTCACCGCCAACGTCGCGAACCTGTTCACGTCGCTGACGCCGGTGATCGCGAGCGCTTTGGCCGCCGCCATCTCGCAGACCATCGCGGCCCTCGTGCCGGTGGTGGTGACCGCATCCGGAGGGGCGTCGACCCCTTCCCAGACGCAGGCCAAGGCCGCGTAGATCTCCCCATACGGGAGATCCCTACCGGGGGCGGTCGCGGACGCTTCGGCTCCGAGGCCGCCTCCAAGGGCCTTTTCGTGTGGACCAGAAAGGATAAGACGATGAACTTTTTGCAAATCATTCAAACGATTCTCAGCGTGGCTCCCTCCGGCATTCAGTTGACGCAGGAGGTGGTCGCGCTCGTGCAGGCCATCGAAGCCGCTTTCACCGCCGGCCAGACTCCGGCGACTCACCAGCAGGCCGTGGCGTCGGCTCTCGGCGCCCACCTTGCCAAGACCGCGTAACTCCCCACCAAAATGAAGACCGCGCAAGATACGACCACGAGTCAGGAAAGTTCCGTGACGCCCGAGCGTGTCTTGCGCGATCTTCTCGTGGAGCGCTGGCAGGTCGACCGCCTGATTCCCTACATCCGCAATGCGAGGACGCATTCGGAGGAGCAGGTCGCGCAAGTCGCCGCCAGCATCGTCGAGTTCGGGTGGACGAATCCAATCCTGGTCGGCGCGGACGGAGTGATCATCGCGGGTCACGCGCGCCTGCTGGCCGCCCGCAAACTCCGGATGACCGAAGTCCCGGTCATCGTCCTCGATCACCTCTCCGAAACACAGCGCCGCGCGCTGATCATCGCAGACAATCGTCTGGCAATGAATGCCGGTTGGGACGAGGAGATGCTGCGGGTCGAGTTGGAGTCGCTCCAGGTGGACGGCTTCAATCTGGACATCGTCGGCTTCAGCGATGAGGAAATTGAAGCATTGCTCCAGGAGCCGGAAGAGGCCCGCGCCGGGAACACCGACGACGATGCGGTCCCGGAGACGCCCGAGAGTGCGGTCACCGTCCCCGGCGACGTCTGGATTCTGGGTGAGCACCGCCTGCTCTGCGGCGACAGCACGCAGATGGAATCGGTGGAGAAGCTGCTTGCCGGTGGCCTTGCCGACATGGTCTTCACCGATCCGCCGTACAACGTGAACTACGGCGCGACGATGAAGGACAAGCTCCGCAAGAAGAATCGCAAGATCGCCAACGACAATCTGGGCGATGGCTTCGAGCAGTTCCTGCGGGACTCCTGCACGAACCTGTTGGCGGTGACCAAGGGCGCGATCTACATCTGCATGTCGTCTTCGGAGATCCACACGCTGCAGCGGGTGTTCCGCGAGGCGGGAGGGCACTGGTCCACATTCATCGTGTGGGCGAAGAACACCTTCACGATGGGGCGTTCCGATTACCAGCGTCAGTACGAACCGATCCTCTATGGGTGGAAGGAAGGCACGGATCACTTCTGGTGCGGCGCCCGCGATCAGGGCGACGTTTGGTTCATCAAGAAGCCTTCGGTGAACGATCTGCACCCGACCATGAAGCCTGTGGAACTGGTGGAGCGCGCCATCAGGAATAGCAGCAAAGGCCGCGACACCGTGCTCGATCCGTTCGGCGGCTCTGGCACCACCCTGATCGCTTGCGAAAAGTCCGGCCGCCAGGCGCGGGTCATTGAGTTGGACCCGAAGTACTGCGACGTGATCGTCATCAGGTGGCAGGAGTTCACCGGGAAGCAGGCGCGGCACGCAGAGAACGGGCGCGCGTTTGCAGACACGCGCAAATCAAGTGAGGAGGATGAATGCCAACCCCTGGAATCATAGTGGCTGCGATGGCGGTCGCTCTGGTGGTAATCGGAGCACAGAAGACCGTGCATGGCGTGAAGAAGGTGGGTCACCAGATCGGATGCCTTGCGAAGACGGGCCACAAATGCCCGCCGAAACCCCCGCCTGCAACGACGAAGTAGCAGCTGCGGCGCCGGGTCTCCAACGTGAGATGGCGAGGTGCCGCGCGGAGATCTGTCAAGCTGAACGGCTGTTACGTGCTGGACACCCGGACGTGCAGGGGCTGTGCCTGACGCTGGCGGACTGGTCAGAAGAGTTTCGCATCCTGGAGGGCAGACGTGAACGAACACTTTTTGGAGATTCTGGTGCCGGCAATCGGGCTGGTCTCCGGCCTGATCGGGGCATTTGTCGGATTGCAGAACCGCGCCCTGCTGGCGGAGGTTCGGAAGGATCTGGCGGAATTGGAGAACCGGATCACTACCCGGATTAACGGAACGTACGTCCGCTCGGGAGAATGCCATCTGCGCGAAGAAAACATGCACGTCCGGCTCGACACGCTTATGCAGGCGATCCGGAACAGAAACGCCGCCAGCGAATGAAGCTGGCGGCGCGTTTCGGTGCGGGGCAATTACTGCGCAACTTTATAAGCGCGCACTCCATCGGTGCGCTTGAAGGATTCGACGGTGAGGCCCATCTTCTTTCCGAGGCTGCCGGAGATGAAGCCGCGGACGCTATGCGCCTGCCAGTCGGTAGCGGACATGATTTCAGCGAGCGTGGCGCCGTCCGGGCGTTTCAGCATGTCGAGGACGATGGCCTTCTTGCTGCCGTCGCGCGGCGTGGGCGTCGCGTCCTTGGCTGTGGCAGCCTTGGTCGCCTTGGGCGCCTTTGCCTTCTTCGGCGCAACCGGGGCGGCCTGTGGCGCGGGGGTGGGCGTCAGGGCCTGGATGGCCTTCCAGATGCGTGCGACCGCCGTCTTGCGGTCGGTGAACTTCTTGACCGGCTTCAACTCGCCGAAGGGCGGCGCACCGGCGAAGGCGTTCCAGACTTCGACGAACCGCGTGATGGGCCAGTCGGCGGACAGCTTGGCGAACTCCTTTTCGGTGGCGAAACGATCTTGGCCTTCTGAAATCTGCTCGGCGGCGGCGAAGGCAGTGATGTTGTTGTCGGTGTCGATGGTGAAAGTCGTCATGGTGGTCTCCTGTTTCAGAATTCGATCTCGTCGGCGATGCGGCGCGCCTCGTCGTCAGTGAGGCGTGTCAGGCCTCCTTGCTTGATCCATGCGTCAACGGCATCCTGGACAGCGTTCCAGAAGTCCGTTTCCTCGTTGTCGAAGGGACGCTCAAACGCCCCGCCGTAGCCGTTGGCGTCCGTGTAGTCGTGCAGTTCGCTGAAGGAGGCACAAGTGCTGGGGACGGTCCCGGCGGCGACGTCCGCGAGGATCTCGGCCTTGGCCCGTTCCACAACGCGGCGCAGTTCGTCGGCGCTGAAGTCCGGCAAACGCGGGTTGCGGGTTTTATCGATGCGCTCTTCTCCATCCGGCTTCGCCTCCGAGCGGAGGCGGGCGGCTGTGCGGATGCGGATCTCGCGGCCGGTGGCGAGGTTGGTGCCGTACCATCCGCCGCGCGGGTGTTCACGTGTGAGGCGGACCTTGGCCAGCGTGCCGCTGACCTTCACGATGTAGGTCGTGCCGATTTGCACGTTGTGTTTCTGCATGTTCAGTACTCCAGTCCTTTCCGGTCCACCGCGCTGCGGTCACCCAGGCTGGCGAGGACGTAGGCAAGTTCCTCTGTGACGCGGCCGAGGTCGCCAGCGTACCCCCAGTTGGCGGGTTCCTGCGCCTGACACCCACGGTGGACGTCCAGGCGGAAGGCGATGCGTTTCAGGAGGTCCTGGCACTCGGCGTGGCGTTCGGCGTAGCAGGCGGCGGCGGTCTGTTTGGTGGTCTTGGTGGTGCGTGGCATCGAACACATACATCACTTCAGTCGCGGCGAATAGCAACTCTGAAGTTCGCTTTTTCAAAAGAAAGATTCACTGGGCGAACGTATGGCGATGATGGGCATTTCTCTTCGGGCCTACGCGCGGATGCGCGGGTGCAGTCTGCCCGCCGTGCAGAAAGCCATCGCCAGCAAGCGCATCACGACGCTGCCCGACGGGAGCATCGATCCGGAGCGCGCCAACCAGGAATGGGCCAAGAACACCTTCGCCGGCCAGACGGTCAATCGAGCGGCGGCCGCAGCACCGAAGGAACGCGTTTCCCCGATGCCCGAACCGCCAGCCGCAACGGGCGATCCGGTTGCTCAATACCTGCGCGCGCGAGCGGTCAAAACGAGTTTCGAAGCGCGAACGGCGCAGTTGGAATACGAGGAGCGTGCCGGCAAGCTGATCCAGGCGGTGCGCGCATCGGAGTATGCCGCGAGTTTCTCGGCCATCGTGAAAGACCACCTCCAGGCGCGTGCCGACCGTTTGGCGCCCATGCTGGCCGCCGTCAACGACGAGAAGGCCATCCATCGGCTATTGAAAAACGACGATGAGGCGGTGCTGCGCAAGGTGAGCAAAGCCATCGCGGACGCTGGTTTGTAACATGCAGCCGTTCTCCATCCATGAGGTTGGTGCCGCGGCGATGCTGCCGCCTCGCGACATTACTGTTTCGCAGTGGGCGGATGAGAACCGCGTGCTGACCGGCGGCGCGGCGGCCGAACGGGGCCAGTGGCGCACCCGATCCTACCAGCGGGAGCCGATGGACGTGCTCAGTCCCAGTCATCCCTGCCGCCAAGTCGTGGTGCTATCGGGAGCGCAGATCCTCAAGACGGAAGTGCTCCTCAACTTCATCGGCTTCATCGCCGATGTGGATCCGGGACCGGTGCTGGTGGTGGAGCCGCGCACCGAGGATGCCAAGGCCCTCTCGAAAGACCGCGTGGCGCCCATGTTCCGCGCGACGCCGGCACTCCGTGGGAAGATCGCGCCCGTCAAGTCGCGCGATTCGAGCAACACCACACTGCACAAGGTTCTCGCCAATGGCGCAGGGCAGATCACGCTGACCGGGGCGATCTCGCCCTCGGGCCTGGCCATGCGGCCGATCCGCTATGCGCTGCTGGATGAGGTGGACCGCTACCCGGCGAGCGCGGGCACGGAGGGCGACCCGGTATCGCTGGCTATTCAGCGCACCGCGGAGTTCGCCCACAACAAGAAGATCGTCATGGCATCCACGCCAACGATCAAGGGTGTCAGCCGCATCGAGTTGGCGTGGCGTGAGAGCGACCAGCGCGATTACTTCGTGCCCTGCCCGCAGTGCGGGTGCTTCCAGGTGCTCACGTTCGGCGATGGCACGGGGCCGGGCGTGGTGTGGCCGGAGGGGAAGCCAGAAGACGCCGCGTATCGCTGCGCCGAGTGTCGCGAACTGATTCCTCACCGCTTGAAAGCCGAGATGGTGGAGCGCGGCGAATACCGCGCGGCAAACCCGTCCTCGCCGATTCCCGGCTTTCGCGTCTCGCAATTGATCTCGCCAAAGAAGTCGTGGGGCGAGATTGCCGTGGAGTTCCTGGCGGCGAAGAAGTCGCCGGAGACGCTCAAAGCATTTCTGAACACCGTGCTCGCCGAACTGTGGGAGGAGACCCACGAAGTAGCGACGGACGCTCACGCGTTGTGGAATCGCTGCGAGCCTTTCGAAGCTGAAGCACCGGACGGGGTGGCGCTGATTACGGCAGGCGTCGACGTGCAGGCCGACCGGTTGGAGATGGAAATCGCCGGATGGGGACGAGATGAAGAATCCTGGTCGATTGCCTACCATGTGATTCCAGGCGATGTAACCCGCAACGAGGTATGGGAGCACTTGGAAGGCCTGCTGCTCTCCGAGTACCTGCATGCGTCCGGGCTGCCGATGCGGATCGTTGCGACGTGCATCGACTGCGGGTTTAAGGATGCCACCGTGCTGCATTTCACGCGCGACCGCTACAACCGGCGTGTCTACGCCACCAAGGGACGCGCGGGCGAGTCGCCGATCTGGCCGCGCAAGCCGAGCCGGAAGAACCAGACGCCATTCTTCATGATCGGTGTGGATGCGGCGAAGACAGCGATTTATGACCGGCTGAAGCTCCGGGATGTGGGGCCGGGCTATTGCCACTTCCCGATCGGGCGGGACCTTGAGTACTTCGAGCAGTTGACCGCCGAGAGAAAGTTCACGCGGTACCACAACGGGTTTCCGAAGCAGGAATGGCGGAAGCCGGCCAACGCCCGCAACGAAGGCTTGGACGCCCGGGTCCTCGCGTACGCGGCGCTGCACGCACTGTACGCGAGCGGTTTGAAACTGCCGGTGCATTGTGACCGCTTCGCGCGGATGGTGCAGACACGCCGAGGAGAGACGCCGTCGAACATTGCGGTGGTGACAACGCCGGCCAACACCGAGCGGCCGGCCCCGCCTCCCGCTGAGCGCGGGGACGACCCATGGATACCGCGCCGCAACTGGTTCGGAAGGAATTGATATGGCCCTGACCGTTCAGCAATTGCAATCGAACCTGGACGCCGTCAACCAGGCGCTCGGGAATCCCACCTTGAAAGTGCGGTTCCCGGATGGGCGCGAGGTAACGTATCGCTCCGTGGACGATCTGCGTAAGGCGAAGGCCGAGATTGAAGAGGACATCCGGCGGGCCAGCGGGCAGACCGGGAGCCGGGTCCGGTTCGCGCAGCACCAGCGCGGCGACGGTCCCACTGGCCCAACGCTGGACGACAGATGGTAACGGAATGAATCTTCTCGATAAGGCCATCAGCATCGTGGCGCCGCGCGTCGCGTTGCAGCGTGTGCGCAGTCGCGTGGCGCTCGAATTGACCACGGGCTACCTGGAGCGGCACGCGCAGCGGTTCCGCTACGAAGGCGCCACCGCTGGCCGCCGCGCCCACGGCTGGTACGCCGCCTCGACCGACGCCAACGTCGAGCTGATGGGGTCGCTCATCTGGCTTCGCAACCGCAGCCGCGATCTCATCCGCAACAATCCCTATGCGGCGCGCGCGGTGGAGGAACTCGCCGGGAATGTGGTTGGGACCGGGATCGTGCCCAAGGCCAAGACCGGCAACACGGCCATCGACAAGATCATTGACGCTGAGTGGCCGTTCTTCGCCGACAGCTGCGACACGCCGCAGCGCCTCGATTTCCATGGCATGCAGACGTTGACCGTCCGCACCATGGCGGAATCGGGAGAAGCCATTGTCCGTTTCCGGCCGCGGCCTGCGGACGCCGGCCTGCGTATTCCGCTTCAGCTTCAGATGCTCGAAGCCGATTTCCTCGATCAGGCCCACACGATGGGGCTGGTCAACGGCCATGTGATGGAGGGCGTGCAGTTCGACGAAATGGGACGCCGCGTCGCGTACTGGCTGTTCAGCTATCACCCCGGCGGCGTCCTGATCCTAAACCCGCGCGGGGGCATTGTGAGCCAGCCGGTTCCGGCCGACCAGATCATGCACGTTTACCGCGTGCTCCGGCCTGGCCAGGTTCGCGGCGTGCCGTGGCTCGCGCCGGTGATGATGGCGCTCCGGGATCTCGACGATTACTGCGACGCGGAGCGCGTGCGTAAGAAGGTGGAAGCCTGTGTCACGGCGTTCGTGCAACAACCGGAGGGTGTCGATGGCGATCCGCTGGGCATCGCGGGAACCGATCCATCCAGTGGGATCCCGGTCGAGAGCTTCCAGCCCGGCATGGTCGAGTATCTGAAGCCTGGCCAGGACATCAAGTTCAACAATCCGCCGCCTGCGGGCGGGTACCGCGAATACAAGATGACCGAGTTGCAAGGGATCATGGCTGGCATTGGCTTGCCCTACGAACTCGGGACCGGCGACATGTCGCAGGTGAACTACTCTTCCTGGCGCGGCGGCATGTTGGGGTTTCGCAACACCGTGGAAGCTTTTCGCTGGCTTACCCTGATTCCGTTATTCGCGATGCCTGTGTGGCGGCGGTTCATCGACACGCTGATTATGCAGGGCAAGATTCCGAAATCCGCGGCCAACGACCCGAATATCGGACTGCGCAGTGTGCAGTGGACCGCACCACGGTTCGAATCGGTGGATCCGGTGAAGGACGCAGAGGGCGTATTGAAAGATGTCCGCATGGGCCGCAAGACCTGGTTCGAGGCCGTGCTGGAGAACGGCTACGACCCTCCCACCCAGCTTCAGCAGATTGCACTGTTTAACAAGCTGGTGGACAAATTCGAAATCATCCTGGACTCGGACCCGCGCAACACGACGCTCCGCGGCCAGGAGCAGCCGGCGGCAACGGAGGAGCGAACCCCGAGTAGCAAAGCGGCACCCACCAAGTCCAAGGGCCAGGGATTCGCGGCGCTCTCGGAAGAGGACCTGGGCATGGTCAAGGATCTACTCGTCGCCGGCATGTCGCGCGCCGGCAGCGGTTTCGAATCGGCCCCACGGCTTTACCGCGGCTAACTCAACCACAAGGAAGGACGTTTATGAAAGGGAACCCACAGGTAATCGCTGGGCTTCAAGAGGCCGCCGACATGGAGGGATCCATGATGCTTCAGTATCTTCTCGATCAGCGGGACGTGAAGCGCCTGGGCCTGGATCTGGCCGATGGCCTGAAGCAGATGAAGGAGCAGTGCGAGGATCACATGAAGTGCCTGGTGAGCCGCGTGCTGTTCCTCGAAGGCGCGCCCACGATTGAGCTGAAGCCCGCCGCGACCCACGACAGCGTCACCGAGATTCTGAACGATGCCTTTGCCGCCGAGCAGGCTGCCATCGCGCGGTTCACCGATCTCTGCAAACAGTGCTACGACGCCGGCGATATGTCGAACTTCCACTTCTACCAGCACCTGGTGAAGTGGCATCGCGAGGGTGACGACAAGTTCAAGGGTCATGTCGCGTGGCTGCAGAAGCAACTCTACCAGTTGAAGAAGCTGGGTGAAAACGACTACATCGCCGTCAGCGCGGTGAAGGATTAGGAGGCACGATGCCGCTTCTACGAACCGAAATATCCCCAGTGGGTACCGGCGCGCCGCCGCCCGCGCAGGTTGATGCCGAAATGTTCTCAGCCGACGCGCAGGTGCTGCCGAGCACGGCCAACGCCAAGGACGGGACCATCGATGTGGTCTGGTACAGCGGGGCCGCCGTCCCGAGGGTTGACCGCGCGACAGGCGAACCCTACATGCTCCAGCTCGACATGCAGGGCTGCCGCTTCGACCGGCTGAACAACGGCGCGCCGGTGTTCGACACCCATTTCACCGGGGACGATTTCAAGTCCCTCATGGCGGGCAAGGTCGGCACGCGGGCCCAGTTGGGCGTTGTGCGCCGCGCCTGGCCCAATGGCGATAAGGGCATGGCCACGCTGCAATTCGACCTGGGCGATCCGGATGGCGCCGAGATGTTCCGCAAAGCCAGTGCCGGCATCCTGCAAAACCTCAGCTTCGGAACCTTCGTGTACAAACGCGAAAAGGTGGATGCGCAGACCGAGGGAATGCCGGAGGGCAAACCGCCCTACCTGAACGACAAGGAAATTGGCATGTTCAAGGCCACCGACTGGGAGCCGTTCGAGATTTCACCTTGCACGGTGCCGGCCGATTTCAATACGTGCTTTCTGAGCGCACAACCGAACGATTCAGTACGGGCAATCAGCCCACAAAAGGAGAAACCTGCAATGGAACAGACGACCACGCAGGACACGGGCGCGGATGCCCGTACTGTGAACGATCAGGCCCTGGCCGCCGCGCGTGAAGAGGCGGTCCAGGCCGAACGGGAGCGCGTCAGCGAAATCCAATCGCTGGGTGCGACCGCAACCAAATACGGAATCGACGAGACCGTCATCAGTGAGTTCATCGCCAAAGGCGTGCCCGTCGATCAGGCGCGGAAGGAGCTGTTTGCCCACCTCGCGACCAAGGGCCAGCAGGGAGTCCCGCCGCGCGCGGGCGCAGACGGCCCGGCATTCCCGATTCGCGGGGAGGGCGGCACTTCGGTAACCCGCGACGGCATGGAACAGCGCCTTGCCTGCATGCAGATGGCTCTGCTGCTGCGCGCGGATGGCCGGTTCTTCCTGGCGCGGCGCCGGGACCATAACGGCAACGAAACCGGCGAATATCTCGATGGCTACGGTCCCGAGCAGCAGCGGCGCGCCGTCGAGATGGCCCGCGAGTACCGCAATTTCAAGCTCATCGACATGGCGAAGGAAGCCCTGGAACTGCGCGGCACCAACCCGCGCGGGATGGACGTGACGCGAATTGCGGAACTGGCGCTCCAGGGATCCTCGCGGGGACGGGAGTTCTTCGCGGGCGGCGCCGAATCGACCGCGGACTTCCCGGCGATCCTGGCCAACGTCGCAAACAAGACTTTGCGCCAGGGGTATGAAGCCTATCCACGCACCTTCCAGCCCTTCTGCCGGCAGGTGACGGCGCAGGACTTCAAGCCCATCAACCGTGTGATGCTCGCCGATGCGCCCGTCCTGCAGGCGCTGAATGAGAAGGGCGAGTATCACCGCGCCAACCTGACCGACAACAACATCAACTACGCGCTCGGCACCTACGGCGAGATCGTGGCGTTGACGCGCAAGGTCATCATCAATGACGACCTGCAGGCGTTCACCCGCGTCCCGGCACTGCTCGGCGTGGCGGCAGCGCAGCTCGAATCGAACACCGTCTGGGGCATCATCACGTCGAATCCGGCTGCGGTGTACGCGGGCGACAAGAACTCCACCGCGCTCTTCCACGCCAATCACGCCAATCTGCTGACCGGCGTGGCCAGCGCCATCGATTCCACCGTTGCCAACTCCGCTCCGCTCACCGCGCTGGGCAAGGGGCGCGGCGCGATGCGGCTGCAGAAGGGACCGCAGGGCACTCCGCTGAATCTCATTCCGCGGTTCATTGCCGTGCCGACGGCGCTGGAGACTTACATGCTCCAGCTCGTGTACCCGATCAACATCGCTTCGGCGGACGCGACGAAGGTCGTGCCGGAGTGGGTGCGCAGCCTGGTCCCGGTGGTCGAGCCGCGTCTCGATGCCGCCACCAATGGGACCACGGGCTGGTATCTGATCGCGGACCCGGCACAGATCGACACCGTGGAGTACTGCTACCTGGAAGGGCAGCAGGGCGTGTACATCGAGACCAAGCAGGGCTTCGAAGTGGATGGCGTCGAGATCAAGGCGCGCATGGACTTCGGCGCGGCGGCTCTCGACTATCGCGGGCTTCAAAAGAACGCCGGCCAGTAGGGCGTGGCGGGCATAAGGAACAGGAGAAAAACCGATGCAGAATTACGTTCAAAAAGGTCAAACCCTTACGGTTGTCGCGCCCTACGCGCTGCTCAGCGGCGGCGGTTGCCAGGTCGGCAACATCTTCGGCGTGACGGTCAACAGCCAGAACATAGGCGACTCCAGCGAGTTGGTGGTGGAGGGCGTGTTCGATCTGGCGAAAGATGCGAGCACGTTCAACCCCGGAGACAAAGTCTTCTGGAACAACACCGCCTTGCAGGCCACGTCCAGCCCGTTGACGGCGGCCGGGGGTTCGAACAAGGAGATCGGCTACGCGGTGCTCAGCCAGGCGAGCGGCGTGAATGCGCCGGGCGGCCTGGCCGGCGATGCGACCGTTCGCGTGCGGCTCAATCCGCTCGGCTTCGGTCCGGTGCAGGCGGCGGACACTGACCCGTCGCTCATTCAGAAAACCGTGGTGACGCTCACTGCGGCGCAGATCATGGCCATGTTCGGAGCGGCGGTCAGCATCTTGCCTGCGCCCGCGGCCGGACAGGTGCTCGTGGTCGACCAGTTCATCGTGCAGATGAAGCCCGGCGGCACGCAGTTCACCGGCGGCGGTGCGGTATCGTTCCAGTATCACGGCACCGGCGTGGTGCCGCACTCGTCCACCATCCCTGCGGCTACCATCACCAGCGCGGCCGCGAGCGAGAACGTGGTGCCACCGCCCACGGGCGTCATCCAGCCGCCGTCGGCGACCGGCATCGATATCGTCAACGCCACGGGCGCCTTCGCCACCGGCAACGGCACCATGGTCGTGACCGTGTTCTACTCCATCATCACGCTCAACTAAGCGCGCCGCCGCATCATTATATATGTCCGACTGGCCCACCATCGACGCGGCGGCGAACGCGGTCATGCTGCAGACTTTCGGCGAGCCGGTGGTGTATCAATCCGCACATGCTGGCGTGGCGGTTGGCGATCCGGTGACTATCACCGCCATCCGCCACGCACGCGTGCGCGAGGAGTCCGGCGCACTGGCGAACATCGAGGAAATCTCCGTCAATCCCTCCGACCTCGCGAACTTCCCTCAGCGCGGCGATTGGGTGACCGCTTGGGGATCGCAGTTTGTTGTGACCACCGTGCGCCAGCCGGACCCGTACGGCTTGGTCGAGCTTTCGCTGATGGGGCGGGCCGGGCAGAATTCCGATGACTAACCCGAAGACGATCCTGGCCGAGTGGGTGACGGCGCTCCAGGCTCTGCCGAACCTGGTGGATGCCCTCGGTGGGGATGGCAGTTACATCCAGTTCTACACCGAGAACGCCATCGTTTTCGGCCAGCCAACGCAGAACAACATCCGGCTGGCGATCCTGTCGATGCCGCCTGGCTCGATCATGATCGCATGGCAAGGCACCGGGCCCGGCAGACTCGGCAATGCGCTCGTATTTGTGCATGATTTCTCGCTATACCTGCGCGCGCCCGAGGAGGCCGATGTCGGCTACGAGGATCTCTTCAACTGGATCGTGAACGACGTGCCGGCGGGCAGCAGCCTCCGGATGCTGCACACTGCCGTCGATCCGAACTGCGAGCCGATGGACTTCTACCTGCCGTCGGCGCGCCGCAACACGGTCGTGATCAGCCCGGACGGAGCCACTTTCGAGTACTTCGAGGTGCCGGTGCGGCTGATCGAATCTTACAACCCGTAGTTTTCCCGAGAGGAAGAAGCGATGGCGGAAATGGTGTTTCTTCGGTCGCCTCAAGGCGATGAGATCAAGGAAATTGAGGCGACTGCGGAGAAACTCTCACCGTGGATGTCCTCTGGATGGCATCAGGTCCCCGCGCCGGCGGCGGCGCAGAAGCCGGTAGTTGTGGCTGAGGAGGAAAAGCAGCATGGCTAACATCAGTGAACTGCTGAACGGTTGGGGATTCGGCAAACAGACCGCCATTGGAACGGCCAACTTGGTGGCGACCATCTGGCGTCACACGAATCTCAATACCAAACCGTGGGCGAAGGTCCCCGTGAACGAGGATGACCGGGCGGAAATCGGCAAGGGGCACGAGTTCCCGACCCAGCTTTTCAAGTCGCACTACAACATGCCGGCCTACGAGCTCTCGAAGTATGCCTCGTCGGAGTTCCTCGCGTGGGCGCTGTCCTTCTCCATGGGCAACGTCGTCGTGAGCGGTAGCGGTCCGTACGTTTACACCATCGTTCCGGCCCTGGGAGCGACGAACCCGACCGGCCTGGAGCTGCCCTACTTCTCGTTCGTGCAACAGATCCGGCCCGGCGGGTCGGCGGTGTTGGACGAAATGCTGGTGGGCTGCGCCGTCAAGGGCTGGAAGCTCTCCATCAAGAACTCTCCAGGCCGCGCCAGTGCGATGTGCGCGGTGGAGTGCGTCACCACCGGCCAGTACACTTCGCCAAGCGGCATCACGCTGCCGGCCATCTCCACGCCGCATGAATTCAATGCTGGCATGATCAGCGCCCTGACGTTCAACGGCATCAACTATCTTACCGGCGGCAGTGCCAAGCAGTTCGTGTCGATGGAAGCTTCCTGGGAAAACAACTTCCGGCCCGGCTTCTTCCCTGGCTCGGGAGCTCAGGATGGCTACCAGATCCAGGGGCGTTTCGAGTGGGGTGATCGGGCTTTCGCGGTGCAGTTTGTAGTGCGCGTGCAGGCGGGATCGACTGAGTACGCGAACTTGATCAACCTGACCACCGGGACTGCCACGTTCACCATGACCCGCGACGTCAACAACTCGTTCACGATGCTCATCCAGAAGATGGGCTTCAACGTCGCCGAACTCGGAAACACGGATGGTATTGTGACCCTCCAGATCACCGGCGTGCAGCTTTACGACCCCACCAACGGGATGGTGACGATGACCGTCACCACGCCGCTACAGGGCATCTGCCAATAGGAGATTCAAATGTTTGACGCGACAAAGCCGTTTGTGGTGCCGATCCTTTCGGGCGGCGAAAAGAGCTGCGAGGTGCGATTCCCCTCGGACGAGGAGTGGTGCGTCTGGGCCCGTGCGCAGCGCACCGTGCGGCACTTTCTCGGGCGTGGAAAGTCGCAGAGCGAGGACGTGGACCTGCCCAAGATCAACGCGGAACTGTTCGCCAAGATCCGCACCGACAAGGACGGTCCCACCTTCGATGACGCCGAGGCCGGCATGGTGATTGGCCGCATTGAACGGTGCGCCGTGGCCAGCGTGGAACGTGAAGGCATCAACTACCGGATCGAGATGAAGGTCCCCGGCACGCGCGTCGTTCATGTGCTGCGGATGCCGACCGCCAAGGAAATGCAGGACCACGAGCGGGCTTCGACCAGCGTGGTCGCAGCGCGGCGATCCATCGAGACGCGGGCGTTTTTGGAGCCGAGCGGCGCCCTCTACGACAAGTTGCACATCTCGCACGACGGCTATGCTGGCGCCGTGCCGATCGTTCACAAGTCGGCGGCCGTGTCCGAGGTTATCGCGCAACTGGCCATCGAGGCCGACGAAGACCCGGAATAGCCACGCCCGGCGACTGGCCGGAAGAGCCGGGCGTTCGCTTCCTGATCCGGTCGGTCCTGCACCAGGGCGGGCTGTGTGGGCCTGACGAAGAGTGTCCCGACCGCATCTTTCGTTGTCGACGGTGCGGATACTCGGCACAGACGGAATTGGATGGCTGCCCCGCCTGTGGCGCGGATTGGAAGGCCATCGATGTCAGCCATGGTCCCGGCTGTCCGAAGAACCTCCTCGAAGAGGCGATGGACACGCCGAACGGCGCTCTCGTCCGGCGATGCTTCCGCATTCTGAACGCGAAGAGTATCGGGCTGACGATCACCCTCGGCGACATCACAGAGGAAGAATTCCGGGTGCTGGAACTGATCGACGCCGAACGGCAAGAGCCGATCAAACCCGGGGACGGCGGGATTAGGAGTTCTGGATTGTCGACTCTGCGACCGTGACTTGCACCACTGGTGCACCGGCCTTCGTCGTTATGGCTTGCGCCACTTATCTGGCTTGCCACCTGTTGTGTGCCGCACGCGCTCGACCAGTGGCGGCTTGTCTGGATTCAACTCCCTCGCCCTGGCAATGGCTTCTGCCTGCGTAGGCAATACTGCGCTCGCCCTCTCTGAATCAGGCTTTCTGACCGCGTAGTCGCCCTCGGGGCGCCGCTCGACAAATAATTGATCGTCAGCCATCTTGAAATCTCTCCTCTCTCCCAATTATGTCACATGGTGGGTATGTCGAGGCTAACCACACAACATGTTGGGGTGCGATGGTGCTGTTTGTCTTAGAGCCGTTCCGGGTCGGGCATCGGGGATTGGCCCGCAGGTGGTAGCCATGGCAAGATTCCAAACCATTATAAAGAGCGCCCGCTTCGTCTATTCGCCCTACACCGCGACCGAGATGCAGGGGTTCGGGCAGGTGCTGGCGGATTCGATCCGAGCGCGCATTCAGAGCGGGCAGAACATCTACGATCAGGCTGCCGCTCCGCTGAAGCCCGGCCAATCAGGCCGCCGTGGTTATCCCGATTACAAGGCGGCGCGAGGCCTCCGGCCAATCCGCGATTGGACCTGGAGCGGCCACACTCTGCGGTGTCTGAAGGTCCTGACCGCGAACGAGAACCGCGCGGCAATCGGGTTTCTCGACGAGAGCCTTCCTGGCCGGCGAATGACGGCGTCGCAGATCGCCGCCTTCAACAACCGACGCGAGGCGCAATGGGGCGTGTCGCCACGCGACCGCCAGGCGGTTCTCGCCGCGTTCCAGGCGCGTCCCTTCGTGATGCTCAAGGCAGCGTGAAATGGCAGACCAAGCGGAACGCGTAATCCTCGAAGCCGAGGACCAGGTCACCCCGATAACGGACAAGGCCAACGCCGCCCTCGACGGCTTCGAGAAGAAAGCGGAATCGTCGCACGGCAAGGTCATCCGAATTTCGGATCAGACCCGGTCCTCGGTCCAGCGGCTCATCGCCTCCCTCGAAAAGCAGGCTGAAACCTATGGCAAGAGCGGCGTGGACCGGCTGATCACTCAGCGGGACCAGCTTCTCCAGCGATATAACCGCGAGCCGCAGGCCATTGACGCGATCACCCGATCCTACGAAAAGATGATCGCCATGGAGGAGAAGGCCGCGCGCGAAGCTCTCGCGGTCAAGGCGGCGAAGGAAGCCGAAGAAGCACTGCGGAAGCAGTCCGAAGCCATCACCTCGTTCGGCGACCGGGTCAGCCAGTTCATGGAGAATCCGCTCCAGGGAGCGAAGGGCGCCCTCTCGTCCGTGCTTTCCGCTCTTGGTCCGTTTGGCATTGCTGTCACTGCCGGCGCTGCGGTACTTGGCACGATTGCGGCGTCCGCATTCGAGGCGGCGAAGAGCTTGGGGGAATATGGCACTCGCGTGAAGGACGCGGAGCTACGTACCGGTTTGACCGCGAAAGAGGTCGGACAGTTCGGTTTCGCGGCGCGCGCGGTCGGACAGGACATCTCGATTGTTGAGCGCCTGATGCGTGGTTTGTCCCAGGC